AAGTCCTCCGCCGGAACAAACTTGGACACCGCACGTTGCTTCGTCGGATCAAAATAAACCTTCTTGAATGTAGAACCAGTCAGTGGCAGGTAATACAACATCTGATCAGTGTCCTGATCAAACTCCTCCATGACCTCCATAATCTGATAGTTCATAAAATCTTTTACACGCTTGGCCTGATCCTCAACCTCACGGGTAGGCGCACCTACAACCTGAGTCTTTACAGGACCGCCAGATGGTAACATCTCTTTGTACGCCTGTGCTTGGAACTGGGTCACCGCCTCAGATAACAATGGGTGATGAACACCACTCGCCCCCAAGAAAGGTTCGTTACGCTCCTCGTAATTTATGCCAAGTAACCCTAACCCCTTTGCAATGGCCTCTTCCCACTCATCACGAGACTCCATGTCTTCCTTGACTTTAGCTCGAAGGTCCGAGGACAACTCTCCAAGAACACTGTCATCCAGCATCTCTGCTAGATTTGCATCGTGCTCATAAACTTCGACCTCGACCATGACCGCGTCACCTTCAACGACAAGCTCAACGCCCTCTGGTAACTCGTCTTCCATAGGTAGCTCGATCTGCATCTCTTCAGGCATTACCTCTGATGAGCCGCCTGGACCCATGGCCTGTTCCATCATTCCTGCAATCTGTCTCGGTTCAGTAGCCATTAGAAGGTTCCTTTAAATGTGCCGCCACGAGCTTTCATTACAGCGCCACCTAACTTTTTACCTTTGATTGTTTTACCCGGTAATGTGCCACTGGTGTCAAACGTAACACCTGAAGACTTCTTCTTTGCCGCTGTCTCTGTAGGACGCTTTGGCTTTGGCTTTGGAAGTTTTGTAGGAGTCTTCGGACCATTCTCTTTAGGAGCCATAGTTTTTTTAGATGGCGGAGCATCGAGTTCTTCTCTAGCAAGCACGTTCCTTCTAAGTGCTCTGAACTTTTTAATTTCTGGTAATAATTCTTTTCTTCCCGCCGCGTTCAAACCCTCAAGGGCAGCTTGTGCTTTATTGACCTGTGCAACGGTGTTCATGTCCTTTTTGATCATGGCTCTGAGTTTCTTCAGATTGCCAATGTTCTCTTTTTGTCTTTCGCTCATCAGAATACTCCTTTGAATCTTTGAGGTCGGGCGATGGGACTAAAACCTTTGATCATGCCGCCATCAGCCTTTTTGACCAGCTTCGACATCTTCTCTCGTCTGATCTCTTCAAGCACGAGAAAACGATCATGCTCCTCATCTGTGAGGTTCGTGATGTTCTCGTTCGCAATTCTTTTGATTTCTCTGTCACTACGCATCAGTAATACTCTCTTGTTCTAGGAGGCAAGTCGTCCTCGAACTCTTCCCCGTTCAAACTAACAAAACCACCCTGACGAAAGCGCATCAAGGCCATGGTCATGCTGTCACAGAAGTCATCATGATCGCCATTTGGAAATGATGCAACCTCTTCGATAACTTCGTCTGCAAATTTCCTGCCTTCAGGATACCACACTTTTCCCGACTCGAATATAGGGGACACAATATGCATACGAGTCATCTTATCCAGACCACCACCCTTCCTGCGACCGGGTGAAAACGTACTGACTGGCAAATTCAACAGCCGCATCTCATCAGCCAACGACTGACCCGACGCTTTCGCCTCAATCAGTATAAGTTCCGGGTTCCAATATTCGTTTTCCTCTTGTGCAACATCTTTTAACTCAGGGAAACTCCACCGACCCTTCTTTGCATCCATCAATATCAGGTGCTGGTCCCCGTTTCGATGTGGTTGAAACACGCCCCACGTTGTAATGGCAGAATAGTCAGCCGTTTCACGCTTGCTATACGCCGTGTCGTAGGACTGAATCACATAATCCAGGTCAGGTATGTCCTCTTCTTCCCAAACACGCCACCATTCACGCTTTACAACCGCAGTTTCCTCAGATGTGGGGTTTTGTTGCCACTGTGCGTTCCATTTCCCCACCGACAAAGACGCTTTTACCTTCAAAAGCTCGTCTTTTTTCCAAAATTCAGGCCATAATGGTTCCCCCGACGGCATAATTGCAGGAAATTCAACCACATCCCACTGATCAGCCATGACATCCTTTGCCATTGCGTTCAGTAACCTGCCCGTTATGTCCTTTTTTGACCACCTGGTCTGCACAATAATGATCGAACCACCCGGTTGTAGACGCTGCCGGGGTCCAGATGTGTACCATTCGTAGGCATTATCGTATGCAGACGCGGATAAAGCATCTTGTTCCGAGTGCGGATCATCAATAATCAGCAAATCAGCACCACGACCAGTCATTGCAGCACCCACCCCGGCTGCAAAATACTCCCCGCCAGCGCTTGTCTCCCACCGACCAGCAGCTTGGCTGTCCTGTTTCAAGTCCGTATTCGGAAAAATCTCTCGATATATCGGATCGGCAATCAGATCTCTAACCTTTCGGCCAAATCTCACGGCAAGTTCTGTATTCATCGTAGCCTGGATGATCTTGAGCTTCGGATTGCGGCCCAAAAACCAGCTAGGCATGAGATAAGATGCAAATTCAGACTTGGAATGCCGGGGCGGCATGTTGACAATCAGTCTTTTCAAGTCACCCGACGCTATGCGCTCGAGCTTCTCAGCTATGATTCTATGATGGGTCCCCTCTATGAACCCGTCATACACATGCTTTGCATACGCCATGAACTGATCTCTGGCGATGTCTCTTGTTTCTAGCTTCTGCTTCTGCTCCTCCAGTAACAGGATTTCTTTGAGAACTTCCTCTGGCAGCAGGTCTAGGCTTGCGGTGTCGTCCATGTCCCGAACGATATTATATCCCATTGAATTTATCAACCCAGCGACACGACACGATATGGCAGCACCACTGTCCTATTTACATGGGGTGGGGTGTCGCGCTCGAACAACCGACAACCGACAATCAGTGACAGTAACCCCAAAAATAAATGTATTTTATTGGGAATAAATGGGATTTAGTGCTTGCATTATGGGAAAAATAGGCGCACTCTTTTTTTAATGGTTGGCAATCAAGCCACCATGTCATGACAAGGGGAAAAAATCATGACCAAACAGAAAGAAATTTATCAGGCCGTCCGAGGCCGTATCTTCAAGATCGTGTTTACCAAAAACAATGGCGACACCCGCGAAGCATACGGTCAGTTATTCTTCGATGATCGATTGGCCGATGATCACCCTGACACAATTGCATTCATTGATTTCTCGGTTGCGGCCGAAACATTCGGCACTCGGCTCGACGATGATGGCAATCCGGTGATGAATAACTTTCGCCGCGCCAAGCTCGACAAGCCTTTCACAATTCGTTGTGGTGATCTTGTCATCAAAGGTTAACTTCAAACCAATAGGCGGGGCAATGCCCCGCCGGAAAGGGACTAAAATGCAAAAGAATTGTGTAACATTGTTAGGAAGTCCGGATATCTTTTCAGGTGTGGTCTGGCGTGATGTTGATGAAGCAAGCCTCGATCTTACCAAGGGCAAAATTCAAGAGATGCTGGATGCCTGCTATCAATTGGCTGAAAGTCATTGCAAAGGCAATCGAGAGCAGACCGACAAACTGATCGACGGCCTGATCAACAACTGGCAACGCACCGGAATGATCGAAGGCGACTAAATAGATGGGGCTTCGGCCCCATCCTGTCCGGCGATGTGTATCGCTGCTGATGACGCCGAAAGGCAGAAACAGGAAACACAAGACAAGGGGACTAAAATGAATAGAGCATTTATTGCACACCACAGGACTGTGGCTAAAAAGACCGCCATCGCATTCGGCGTTATGTTTGTAATGATGATCGGGTTTACTGCACTAGGTTTTAAAGTGCTAATGATAGACGATCTGTTTGCGGTTGCTACTGGCATCGGCATGATCTCGATCGGTTGCGTTGGCATGCCATGGTCAATACTCGGTTGTCTCTTTTCACTGATAGACATGGGGAAATAATCATGACATTCGATGAATTCTTAAAAGCATGTGATAAAGAATTGATCGGGCTTGGATGCCCGATCGGTATCGATGACATGCCCGATGCATGCTGGCGTGATTATTATGATGATGGCATGTGTGTCATCGATGCATTGCAAACAGCCAATGATGATCATTGGAATAACGATCTAGATCAATTCTTATACGGCTAACCAACACAGGATCGAGCGCCTCGGCGCTCGGTTCTCTTTTCTTTTTATATATACAGATAGGCGCGGGGCCGCAGGCCGCAGGTTCATCTAGATATATAAACAGAAAAAGGCCGCAGGCCGCAGGGTAAAATTAGGGCTTGTAATAGTTGGGATAATATCGGATAATCTAGGATAACTTAAACAAGGGGAATATCATGTTATCAAATGTTTCAAAAATGCCGGGCAAATCTATTTCTAGATCGGCCTTTAAATGTAAGACTGGCTCGAAGCTTGCCAAGGTTAAAGGTTCGGTTTGCTTCGATTGCTATGCGCGTAAAGGTATGTACCGCATGCCAAACGTAGTTAACAAAATGGAAGAGCGCGAAGCTTTTTTTAATGCTATCGATTTTGTGCCGCGTATGGTTGAGTTGCTCGACAAGACGCGATCGGAATATTTTCGTTGGTTCGATAGCGGCGACGTGGACAACGTCCGCATGGCCTTAAACATTATCGACGTTATTAAGGCGACACCAAACAAGCGCCACTGGATACCGACAAAAGAACGTGCCATATGGCTCGAAGCTCTGAAGCTGTCACCATTGCCAGACAATGCGGTGATAAGATACAGCGCGACAATGGTCGATACAGCGCCGCCGAAAGCTTGGAAGAATGCTAGCGCCGTGATCGATAAGATTGCAGCAATTGGGCACGAGTGCCCAGCCCCAAAACAAGATGGCAAATGTGGCGAGTGCCGCGCATGCTGGGATAAGAATGTTAAAACCGTTTCATATCACAAGCACTAGGTTTTCCCCGAAGATGCCCAGCGACGCTGTCGCTGGGTATTCTTTTTCGGACCGTGCTCCGACATATCAGGGCGCAGGCCGCAGGCCGCAGGCCATCGATCTACACCATAGGTCGCAGGCCGCAGGCCGCAGGCTCTCGATCAGCCCAGACATATCACCGACATACAGGGCCGCAGGCCGCAGGTCATCGATCCGCGAACCGTGGATCTCGATCACCGATGCGCCGTCAAATAAAAATAGGTCGGAGGTAGAGGGGTCGTGTAGCAAGAAAAAACCAACACCGCCACAACGCGAATGCGAGGAATGCCAAGCAATCTGCGACTTGGACACAGTGACCCTACCATTTTTTATTATTTTTAACTCAAGCCATATCGGGACGCCATCCATGCACAGGTATACGTCCGGCATCCCTTCAGCACTGCGGTTTTCAATCCTTTCGGAGTGCGTCTTCCTTGGCAGGCTTTGCTTCAATAGCTTCCACAGTGATTGTTCTGTCGCTGGCATCCTC